AGCATTACTGGGGAAGACTTAGAGGTTGCTACTAGATCAGGAGAGATATACGATCCTAATCCTTTTGCACGTATCTTTGGTATAACTGTAAAACCTGGAAGAACAGCCACAGAAAAAGTATACTCTATGGCAGAGATGCAACCTTGGACAGCTAATGAAAGAAGCAAGATACCTGCTTACGACAAAGCTTTTAATGGTTTAGTTGCACCAATGCTTGAGGTATATACACAGGAACTGTTGAATGATCCTAGATTTAAACAAGCTACACTTACACAGCAGCGTGGCATGTTAAAGAAAAGACTATCAGATGTGAGAAAGATAGTAAGAGATAGGATGGAGAAAGGTTATACTGGTGGTCAGAACACTGTCTTACGTAGAGCAGCTAAAGCAGCACAGAAGTATAACAAAGAAACAACAAGGGAAGCTCTCAAGTTAATGAAAGAACAGATGGGTATAACTGGATCGCTAGAAGATCTGACCTATAGAGAGCTTGAAATGTTTATGATGTATGCTGATTATATAGAAGGCATACAAGAAGAAGTAGGCAGACTATAAAAGAAGGGGCGCACTAAGCGCCCTTTTTTAATACGTTCCTGTTTCTGCATAACTGAATAGATCAAGAGGGGCAGGTTTTTCCTGCTCTTTTTTTATTGTTGGTTCTTCTACTGTACAACAAGTGTTCAATATATTTTTAGCTTCTTCTACACTTAACTTAAACCATTCACCATTTTTACTAGACGCTAACTTACCTGCTTCATAATGTGCTTGCGCCTCTGCCTTGCGTCTATCTTTAGTTATAACCATATGCTCTAGTGTGTAGTCTCTGAAAGGGCTGCTAGTCTGATAGCCATTACATCTATCATCAGCATCTATTGCCATTCCTATCTTGACCCACTCAGGCCAAGCAGGATTAGTTATGGCATATACATACCCCTCTTTAATAGAGTCTAACTTATACGTACCATCAAAGGCTGCATCACTAAAAGTTTTGTAGCGTCCAGGTTTGTATAGTGGATGTTTACGTGATATGTATTTACCATTTACATACATACGTGCAGGGTTTTTTATTGGAGAGTTTTTCTTATTGAATATTTCATTATAACATTTTTTACATATTCTTTGATTGCGCCTCATAAAGGAAGTCGCCCAATTATATTCTGATAGTTCAGTATCACACTTGTAACAACAAGCCATTCTATACCTCCTGTGGTATCTGAGTACACCATACCCAGTATTCTGCGTTGGACATATACTCAGGTCTAGTAGCATCTAATATACCTCTACGTACTACCACCGCTTCTTGACATTCATCCAAGCTAGGATAAAACTTTTGATCACTCATTACTGTGGATTGACCGTTGAACATAAAAGCTGCTACTAAAACCCAAGTCATATTCTATTCCTTTACTTCTGTATACTGATCAACCTTATCGCTGACCCAAGGTGACACCTTATCTACGATGTCGTTGGCTACAATAAATAACATTAATGCACCGATAATAGCTTCCATATTTAACTCCTATGTTATATCGACTACTTCACACACGTCACCAGAGCAAGCAAATGTTTGACTCGACTTCGTGTTATCTTCTTGTTCATACTCTGAAAGTAAACCCCAGTCAATTTTTTTCGGCATGGTACTGAGTAATTCTTCATACTCTTCCTTGCTGCAATCTTGATAAGGAGCTTGCTGATAGGTATGATCTGAGTGTGGTAGGAATGATACACCTGACATTTCATCAAAGTGTTTATAAACGAATGCCCCCACATCTAGCCACTCGTCATCTCGTACTGATATCGTTACGCTAGGTTTATGTTCACACCAATGACGTTGGTATGTAAGCCATGTTTCTAGCTGCTCAATAGCAGTCATATCGTTACGTGTCACAGCATCCTCTGGTGATTTAACAGGGAAGCTGAACACAGTTGTAGTGTCACTCTTAAATACACAAGGCTCATTAGGAATACCTTGATCAATCATAAACTGTGTAAGAGGGTCTTTATTGTCACCTCGTACAGTACGGATGTAATATGGAGAGTGACGAGCATGTATACCACTGGCACTGTCCACCAACTGTGAGACAGTACCCGAAGGTTTGACGCAGGTAATAGCAGCAGACTGAGGTATACCAAGCAGGTCAGCATATTCATGATTAGTAGCCACTGCGACATTCCGTAAGTTATCAAGTGTTTTCTCCAAGTTAGAATTGACTGCAGTCATCAATGGGTTGTCCATGATACCTGTTAGTGATACACCTAAGAGTCTTTCTTCTTCCGTGTTTTTTTGCCAGACTTTACGTAGGTATGGAAATCTGGTGTAGGAGGATTGAATAGTGCCAAGAATCGTTGCCACTTTGACTTTTCGTTTAAGGTCTTCGTATGTATCTGTTGCCCTAACGACAACCTCTGTAAGATTGCAGAATTGATACGGCCTAAGTATGATCTCGCTGCAAGGATTAGTTCCAAACTCATAATTCGGATCTCGTCTACCATACTTCTCAGCTTGTTTCTTAGATGCTTCACGATTAAATATACCTCTCTCACCAGACTTACTCTCGACTAGAGCAGTCCATTCACGCATAAATGTTTCGATGTCAGGCTTCTCCGAATAGGATACACTGTTGTTTGCTAATGCTCTATGCGGTGCTGTTTCCCACCACTGTCCTGACTTAGCATGACGCATACGATCATCACTAAGGTTAGACAGAGATATCATAGCACTACGTCTGACACCACCTACTACAACTATCTGACCTATGAAACACATTAAGTCGTGGCATTCCATAGAAGATAGCTTACGTCCTTGTGCATTCTTGAAGGTCTTAATAGTAAAGTTAAACAACTCAACAAGAGGTGCAGGACCACTGGCTCTACCTCCAAAGGTTTTTAGTCTAGAACCTGCAGGACGTACAAGACCTATATCCCACTGAGGTATTTCACCAGACCATAACAAAGCTAATAGTTGTCTGTATGCTTTAGCCCAGCCCTCTTTGCTATCTTTAACAACGATAGTAGTTTCGCTCTCAAATAATTGATCAGGTACTTCAGGTAGCTTCTGTATAAACTGACGTTCAACGCTGAAGCCTACGCCTGTACCACACAACAAGATAAACATAGCCTCATCGAAAGACTTAGGGTCATCCACTGGTAGATAGCTACAGTTATATCCTGCTGTGTTATCCCTTGCTAGTGCAGCACCTGAAGTCATCATGGCTCTCATGCTTGGCATTACTTCGAGTCCAAGTATAGCTTGCTCTATTTGATTGACATACGAATCATCGCCTAGCACTGGACGTACTACATTATCTACGTATCGGCCTACTGTCTCAGCCCATGACTCACGTCCTTTACCATCTATGTACTTTGCGTATCGTGACTGGTGTATAAAACTTTGATAGTCTGTTGGTAATAAGTTACTCATCTGTTGTCCCCACTTCCCTTTAGTGTTCCTCGTTCTTGTCTACTCTTTAGCTTGGCTAAGTTCTTTACTGCTACCTCTGCCATGTCTATCTCTAGGTCACGACACAGAGCAGCAATGTACCATAACACATCACCAATCTCTGCAGCTATAGCTTCTTTATCAAACGTACCATCACGTAACATCTTTTTGATCTTACCCTGTACTTCACCTGCTTCATTGCCCAAGCCTAACGCAGGGTATATGATAGGATCAGCATAGATAGCAGTCTTTACTGCTTCCTGTTGATAGTACCCCATGTCCATAATAGGTGATTGCATATCTGAAAAGTGGTCTATGTCCTCTTGTGTTATCATTGTCTCTCCTTCACAACCAGATTATATATTCTTACATCGTCTATGTCATGCATAACATTACTTACTAAGTCATGCACATCTTCTTCATGTCCTTCTTCGTGAGCAGATAAGAAGTTGTTGTCCTCATCTACCTCCATCACATACGTGACACTAAACTTACGTATCATTTGTGCTTCTCTTTGTATACCTCAATAAGTTTTTTTAGATACCATTCTGCCTTTTGTAAATCTTGTAGACCACCCTTGTAGTTATACCTCCATACGTATTTAATTATGTTGCCTTGTAGGTATCCCTCTTTGTTCTGATTAGTCGCAGCCATGATAGCATCAATACATTCTACGCCACCTACATTATAGTGGAATGGTTTGTTTACCAAGTCTTCTTTAAACATTTCATCATCGTCATCTGGAAAGTCCTTGAAGATATCTTCTATGCTAAACTCTTCTTCTTCTTTGCTCATGCTTCACCCATTGTCTTTGTCCACTTGGTTAGTTTAATTACGTTACCGTCTTTGGTGTACTCCATTTCTTTTTCGACTGCAAGCTCTGATT